TAAGGTGCAGATCTTGCTGGTATCTTTGATCCTTGAGCAATCAATGATCCATTTCTTAATGATACTGTTCCTAGACCTGTATATATTTCAGATGATATTCCAATAGTGACTGAGTTAATATATGCGGTTACAATACCAGCATTTGGTGTAAATCCGATTTGAATTTGAGCAGTGGTTCCAAGACCAACAACATGTGGTCTGAATGTTCCTAGTGGTTCCGCAGCAAGATTATCTCTTCTATTATGAATTGTTAATTGACCATATTGTTCAAACGCTACAGTGGTTCCTAGACCAACAGCACTTTGATTCATGATCATGTTTAATTCATTATATTCGACAGTTCCTTCACTTGTCGCTATGGAAACTATTACTTTAGCAGATCTAGGATTATGCAACTCATCAAGTTGACCTGTTGCTAACCCTGTTGTAGATGCTGTTCCTACGGTGGCCACAATGACCTCACCGCCACCTTGAGACGATCCACCTAGTGTTGT